AAGCTCTTTCGGGCTATTACTACTTTACGGAATGATCTTAAAAAACAAATAAAAAAGGATGGAGTGATAATGAAATACAGTGAGTGGTCAAAGGAGTATTCGGATGAAGGAAAAAAGATAAAGGATCGCATAAACGAGCTTAAAGCTCAGCAGGAAACAGCTCCGCCGTCTGAGCTTGGAAGTATAAGCAACCGCATAAGTATATTGATTTCAATGTATCATGACTGTATGGAAACAGCCGCCGAGCTTATGAAAAAAGCACGAAGAAAGGATGTTGAACTTGGCAATTAAAAAAATATCCTTTACAAAGGAATTGATGGATTATTATTCCTTTGTTTCTGCTCAGCAAGGTAAAAGTAATAACGAAATAAAAAACCGAATGAAAAAGCTTATTGCTATCAGCATAGATACGGAGCTTACAGACAGACAAAAAGACTGCCTTACAATGCGTGTGTATCAGGGACTGAGCGTTGAGGATATAGCCGCCGAACTCGGCATCAGACCGACAACAGTCTATAAGCATATCAAAAAAGCAAAAGAAGCACTCAAAAAGTGCGAGAAATATTTATAGAGGGGGGCAAATTAAACGGGAAAGAAAAAATTACGTTCACGAAAAATACGGGATGAAACCGAAAACTATCCTATTACAGAACTGCACCGGCTGTTTGATAACAGCGACATTCTTTCGGCGGCAGGTGCAAGCAATCTGACAGCGGCAACATATTATGCCTGTATGCTTATCCGCTGTAATGCTCTTGCAAAAATACCGTTCAAGATATACAAGTCAGACGGTGAGGGCGCTGAACAACTTACAGATCATCCGCTCAGAGAGCTTATAAAATTCCGTCCCAATCCGTTTATGACAGCTCACGATTTTATGTGGGCAACTGAATTTCAGCGAATTGAATACGGTAATGCATTCTGGGTTTATGACTTTCACGGCGGACGTATTCAGGCAATATATCCGCTGTACAGTCCGAAAGTACAGATCATTATTGACGATGAAAGTCTTTTCGGCAGTCGGAACGCTGTTTACTATCTGTACAATGACAGCAAGCAGGGACAAATAATTTATCCGTCAGACAAGATACTGCATTTTAAAAATTTTGCCGTTAACGCCATTGTCGGAAAGCCTGTCAAGCATTATCTGTATGACGTTATCATGCAGGAAAAGTATGCGCAGAATGTTGTCAAGGAACGCTATAAAAAAGGCTTGCAGGATCCGATTGTAGTAACGTATGTCGGTGATCTCGGTGACGAGAAAAAAAGCAGGATACAGAAGAAATTTGAAAGTATGGGCGGTGTGCAGAATGCCGGAAAGGTCATCCCCATTCCGTCAGACTTCGACATAAAGACCTTACAGACAAATCTTGTATCAAATCAGTTTTTTGAACTCAACGGACTGACTACAAGACATATTGCCAACGGCTTTGGTGTAAAGTCCTTTCAGCTCAACGACATGGAGAAGTCAACATATTCCAATATCACAGAGCAGAACAAGGCTTTTTACAGTGACACAATGCAGAATGTGTTTACTTGCTATGAACAGGAAATGACTTATAAGCTCCTGTCTGCCTCTGACAGAAAAGAAGGATTGTTTATTGAAGCTAATGCAGATGTAATGTTACGAACCGATTTACTTACACGAATGCAGGCTTATACAACAGCAGTAAACGGCGGTATAATGCAGATCGCAGAAGCAAGGCGCAGGGAAAATCTGAAATATGTTCCGGGAACTGACCGTCTGATACTCGGCAACGGTGCGGCAATACCGCTTGATGATCTCGGAAAGCAATACGGAGGTGAAACAAACTGAAAGAATATAAATTCACGAAGAAAGACAAAAACGGCATAAAAGACTGCGGCTATATGCGTATCAAAGACAGCGAGGAACAGCCCGACAATGCGGAACTGTATTTTTACGGTGATATCTGTTCCGATACATGGGAATCAAAATGGAGTCCGGAGGGCAAAGCTCCTCAGGATGTTTCCGACTTCCTGCACAGTCTTGACAGTAAAAAAAGAATTGATGTTTATATCAACAGCGGCGGCGGTGACGTATTCGGCGGCATAGCGATTTATAACATCCTGTCACGCTATCCGGGCGAAACTGTCGCACACATTGACGGCATTGCCGCATCAATAGCCGGTATTATCCCCTTTGCGTGTGATAAGGTCATAGCTAAATCAAGCGCACAGATAATGCTTCACAAGCCTTGGGCCTTCTGTGTGGGTAATGCAGATGACATGAAAAAGTGCATTGAAAGCCTTAACACCTGCGAGAAATCTATCATTGACATCTACACAGAACACGCCATTAACGGCACTACATCAGAAAAGATAAAGTCTATGATTGACCGTGAAACGTGGCTGACCTGCGGCGAAGCACAGCAGTATTTCAATATCGGGATCGAAAACGGAGAGCCGGCACAGGCTTGTGTTTCGGATTTTTACGATAAATACAGAAGTGTTCCGGAAAATCTTTCTCAAAATCCAAAAATCGAGAATGAAGCGGAACGCAAAAGAAAACTACAGCTTGAACTTGATTGTTTAAAATTCAATAAAGAGAGGTAATTTACATGACAAAACTTGAAGAAATGCAGAATAAACTCGTTAATCTTATTTCCGATATGCAGAAAAAGATCGACAGTGATGACCTTGACGGAGCTGAACAGATCAGAGATCAGATCAAGGCACTTAAAACAAAGATAGATCAGCAGATATTTGTTGATGAGCTTGAAGCCGAAGACTTCAAGGCAACAGCAAAGACTATACCGCAGAACAAGCAGACAAAGACCAGTGCAAACTTTGTAAGAGCTTGTATAAAGAAGTTTTCAAACCAGCACATCAGCGAGGATGAAAGAGAAATTCTTGTGCAGAACTCTCTTGTTCTCCCGAATACCACAAATCCCAACGGTGCAAACGGTGAGGCTTATATCCTTCCCGAAGATATAAGAACCATTATCACAAGACAGATCAGACAGTACCGTTCTTTCCGTGATGTTCTCGGCTATTACAAGACAACGGCTCTTTCAGGTGCTTTCCCCGTTGAAAACCTTGACAGCATAACAGGACTTATTGACTTTGAGGACGGTACGGACGGCAACGATACTTATAATCCAACTTTCGCAAAGGTACCCTTCAAGCTCAAGGAAAAGGCGGCTTTCATCAAGCTTTCAAACACTCTGCTTGCTCTTACCGATAACGACCTTATTGCTTATATTGCCGAAGTATTTGCAAAAAGGGCAGTTATTACAGAAAATACTATGGCTGTAGCGGTGCTGAAAACAGGCAAGACCGTAAAGACACTTGCAACATGGAAAGCACTCAAATCATCACTTAACAAGGACCTTGATCCTGCGGCACTCCACAGTACGGTTATCGTTACAAATCAGGACGGCTTTGACTTCCTTGACAGTCAGCTTGACGGCAATCAGAGACCTGTTTTGCAGACAGATGTTACTCAGCCGACTGTAAAACGCTTTGCAGGCTATCAGGTGATAGTATTTTCAAATGCACTTCTCCCGACCGTTACAAGAAGCTCTCACACATATGCGCCATTCTTCTACGGCGATATGAAAGACGGTGCAAAGTTCGTTGATCTTGATGTTATCGCTTTCAAAACTTCCGATGCCGCAGGATTTTACAGCAATACCACTGTTGCAAGGCTTATTGAGTTTGTGGACGTTATCCAGTGCGACAACTCTGACAAGTGCTACATCTGCGGCGAAGTGCAGACTGATGCATCATGAGCAGACAAAATTATTATCAGGATTTAGAGTTGGCTGTTGAGCGTGTAAAAGGCTTTCTGAAAATAGACTTTGATGATGACACCGATGTTATCCGTCTGCTGATAGAGTCAGCACGTGAATACATTGTTGATGCAATAGGATATTGTGATGAACGTATTGCGAGAATACTTCTTCTTGAATATGTTATCATATCGGAAATGTATGAAAAGCGTTCCATGACCGTCAGCACCGATAATATGAACACCAAAGTACAGTACACTATACGGTCAATCATCAATCAGTTACAGCTTGGAGATGATGAAAATGAGTAAGCTTACGGTCGATATAGGCAGACTTGACAAGCGTATAACGATACAGCGACAGGATGTAATAACCGATACAGAGGGCAATCAAACGCAGGAATGGACAGACTTCCATTCCTGCTGGGCTTCTGTAAACGGCGTTACAGGTCGTGAATACTGGCAGGCAAGACAAAGCCACGAGGAAAATACAGTAAACTTCAAGGTGCGTTTCTGTGCGGCTCTGAAAGCTATTAATACAGTCGATTACAGAATAGTATTCGGCGGCAGGATATACAACATTGAACACATTGACAATGTGTTGTTTGCTGATAGTTTGCTCAATATCAAAGGAGTTGAAACCGTATGAGCATTAAGAGTACAGATATCGGAAGTGCTGTTATGCGTGAGCTTCAGGCATACACTGAAGCTCTTGTTACCGAAGCTGACAATGCCGCAAAACGCAGTGCAAAAAGGCTTAAAAAAAAGATTGAGGATACAAGTCCGGAAGATACAGGCGCTTATGCCAATGACTGGAGCATAAAGGAAATCAAAAGCAAGACGGTAACTGCTCCGAGCAGATATGTTGTTCACAACAAGGAGCATTACCGTCTTACTCATCTGCTTGAATACGGTCATGCTACAAAAGGCGGTACAGAACGTGTCAAGGCTCAGCCTCATATTGAGCCGGCAAGAGATGAAGAAGAAAAGAATTTTCTTGCCGAGCTTGAAAGCGTGGTGAGTACTTACGGACACTGAAAGACTTTTTGAACTTCTGTCGGACAGCGGTATTCCGACAGCGCATAATGTTTTTTTAAAGCCGCAGACACCGCCGTATATGATTTACCGCAATGATAATTTTGAAAACATCACGGCAAACAGCAGGACGGTTTTAAAAAAACAGCTGATAACTGTTGAGCTTTATGCAACAATAACGCAGATAAACGGCTGTGAACATGACGTTGAAAACATCCTCGACAGCTTCACGACCTACACAAAAGAACGTGCCTTTGACGATAAACAAAGGCTTTATGTAACATACTATAAATTTTATCTGAGGTGATCAAATGAAAACAGGTATAGTAAGATGCGGTTATGCACCGCTTACAATTACTTCAAACAGCGTTACCTTCGGCACACCTGTATATTTTGCTGATGTCGAAGCAGGCACAAGAGAATACAGCGCAGAAGCAAAAGGCGATATACACGCAGTCTGGGCAAATTCCGTACTTGTCTATCAGGGTGCAAAGAACGCCGGCTATGATATAACACTTACGCTTATAGATCTCATAGATGATATCGCTAAATCCTGGTACGGAGATGTAGAAGCAAGCATGGGCAATAAAAACGGCATAGCCGAACAGGGCAAGGCTGTACAGCGTCCGAGATTTGCGCTTATCATATCCGAGGAAACAACTGATGATGCCGGCAAGACAACAGTATTTTTCAACTGTTGTGCAGGCAAGAAACCGTCAATGAAAGGCAAAACATTGGAGAACGGTGACTGGGACGACCAGTTCCCCGAGTACTCTTTGACATCATCGGCACTTAAAGATCCCGAAACCGACAAGAGCTGGGTAAAAATGGAGATACCGGGAACGGCAGAACTTACGGCTGTTTCATTCCCGACAGTATCGGCATAAGGAGTGTAAGATATGGAAAAAACGCTGAAAATAGACGGTAAGGATGTACGTTTCAAGTGTACGGCAGGAACGCTTATCCGCTACAGAAATCAGTTTAACCGAGAATTTATGGCGGATATAACAAAGCTTAAAGATATAGAAAATGGTGATATAAGCGGGCTTTCGCTTGCTCCTTTTTATGATATCATCTGGATAATGGCGAAAACGGCGGATGATACTATCCCCGATATGCTGACATGGTATGACAGCTTTGACGAATTTCCGATACTTGATGTATTTCCGGAGCTTCAGGAGCTTCTTACTTCGGCACTGAAAACAAAAAACTCATCATCGGCAGCGGTACATCCTGCAAACAGGCGCAGAAAAAGGAAACGCCGTTAAGGTCATATAAGCTTGCTGTAATGGCTTACAGGTGCGGTCTGACCGCTGCCGATCTGGACGAATGGAATTTAGGCTTTGTCATTGACTATATAAACGAATATGTCAATACACTGCCCGGAAAGAAAAATGTCGATATAGACGAAAAATACGAAAAGATGAAAAAAATACAGCCTGTCGTAGAGGATAGATACCGTAAGGATGAATATCCGCAGGATAAATACGACAGGTTTATTGATTTTATCAAAAGATATGAAGAAGAAATGGGGTGAGAAACTATAGCTAATAACAAAATAAAAGGAATTATCGTTGAAATCGGCGGTGATTCCGTAGGACTGCAAAAGGCACTGAGCGATGTCAACGGCAAGGCAAGAAGCCTTTCGGCTGAAATGCGTGAGGTTGACAGGG